TCTAATGCAGTATTAAGGCTGGAAGCATTGCCCTTGAACTCGACGGTATCATCGTCAAAGGTGGTAATGAAAGTTAACTGTCCAAAGGGAAGCATGATTAAATCATTTTGCATCGGTCGGTCTCCCTTCGGAAATACTTCCACCCATAATTTCCTCAATCACAAAAGCAGGTATTAGCTTTCGTAATTTACGCATCTCAATAGTCAACTGCTTACGAAAAGCTTCCTTGCCTGTGTCAATGGACTCAAAGGGCTGCTGCCACCCACCACTCTTTGCGCGGCTCTTACGACCATACTTAGGGGTTTTTCCCCAAAGTGGGCTTGAGATATTAGCTTCATGCAAGGCCCACTGCAACACGCCAATGGTAACACGGAACTTTAACACTACACGTTTCTGGCTACCATACGTAATTGCATGTTCACCGCTAGCTAATTGTTGCCTGCCAATTCTTTCACCGCTAGAAAATGATTTACTACCAGTGAAACCACCAGTGGGCCAGTAATCACTGTCATAGAATTTAGGTAGGACGCCGGTGCCGCCATAAGACATTAAGCCGCCTACGCGGAGCAACTTACCCATAGGCACGAGTGAGGCAATGGACATGCCAGTATCCTCGTGCTTATCCTTCATGAGATTAAACATGGCCCTCAGTGCTTCCTTGGAACAACGATCCCAAGAAGCACTGAGGGCGGCATACGTGCGCGCAGTTACCCTAGGACCGTTGTAGTGCGAACGGTGTCCCTTCACGGTAACTGTGGCAAAGTCTGACATCTAATCTTATCCTCTTCCCAATTCCTAAGTTGATCGTAAGAGATTATATTGCACATCACTACGTCGTTGTTTTCATTCCACTCCGGCTTCACATCCGGAGGCAATATTCCAAATCTCTCACAACTGCGCCACACTGCGTACTTCATCGTTCGAAACGGAGGAAACTCCCTTGTTACTGTAGATCCTCCCTCTACGGTAAAAAACTCTGTAACGCAATCTCCATGTTGTCCGGCGTTAAGCCATTAACCTGATTAATTGCCAGCTGAATCTTGTTCTGCTCGGCTGGCGTAAATCCTGCTGCCTGCAACTCATCACGGAAGTTGCCCCACGTGTCCGGATTCGACGGATCAACAGTTTCCCACTCAAGACCTTCCGTGGCTTCCAGAGCGCGCAAAGCTATCCAGTTGGACTTCTGCACCGCCCAGTTGTCAACTGCGGTCTTGTATTTGGGATCGTCGAACACATGCATCTTAGATCCACCAGCGTTGACGCGGATGGGAGGATTCGGCCGTGTCAGAATCTTGTCCACGGCCGATTCGTCCACCACCGCTTGCACCGTTATCTCGACAATGAAGGGAACCATCCTGCCAGTAGGTTGCCCATCTTTGTCGAGTTCAGGTTTCTCCCCTCGCGGGAAGCGCAGCGTCTTCTTATGCACAGCATATAATTGTTTCCCATGCAGTTTCATGGTAGTGTCCTTATTGTATATTTAATCATCTAACTTATAATCATTTGGTCAGTCAACAACCATTACGATTGGGCTTCGCGCACCACAATGGCCTTCGTGGCATTGCACTTACCAGTGCAGCTAATCGTGCCAGCGCGCAGATCGTGCGGGATTTCCTCATAGCGGAAGTCCGGCAGCGTAATCGTCTCCATGTCACCACAACCGCTGGGGCTGGGAACATTGAGCAACACGATGTCAACCGCGTACGGGCGGCAAGCATCCGAATCAGTCGAAGTCCAGCCAGCAGCCTGACCAGTCTGCTTAAGAGCTTCCTCAACCGACGGAGGCGCGTCACTGGAGACAGACGAACCCTGGATATAATCCCACTTGAAGTCAAAGCGGACATCCATAGGCTCTTCGTCACCATTGCGGACTTCGTCAAGCAGGCCCCGGTCCTTAATGTACTGGCGATTAACCTTCTCGGAATAGGTAAGATTACCTTCCCCGATCTTAATCTCCAGCTCATTTGCAGGAGTGGCACCATCAACGATCTTAATCGTCACATTCTTAAGATCGATCTGTGCAAACGTACTAATCCAAGCTTGGTCGTATTTCATGCGCTTAACTCCATAGCGTACGCAAATTCTACCGTTGTGTGTAGAACGCGTTCCGCAGTTCCTTGTTTCCCGTAGTGACTAACTCGTATCTCATTATTCGTTCTGGACATACACCCAATATGCGCTGGCGTAGTCTCTCCATAACTAAATACTTCCACATCTATGGCGGCTCTAGCCACTATCTTGCCAGCTAGATCGTGTATATCATATAAGTTGACTTTGTTACCCACTTGAATGGGGCACTGAATCAGAATGTCCACCGGGGCAAATGCTACCCACTCATTCTTAGTCTGTTGGCGGAACCAAGGACCGTCGATGCGTGGCTCGAATACCGGCATCGTCAGATTATCAAAATCACGCGGTCGCTGATTTTCAATAATCAACTGAAACGAAGCATCACTAATGGCACTAAAGTGCTTGTTCAGTGATGCCACTATCCATCTGTTCCATTTGGGATTCATGTTATCACAAATAAGGGTTTGGTATTCTCACATCAGGACCTTCTACATCTACTGCATCAACGTAATCTCCAAAGGGTGCGACACCAAAAGTGTTATCTAGATCATATAGATTAGTAGTAGCTTCTGGATCAGGTTGCCCATTTGGCAAAAAGTGTGTTATGTACAAGATGTGCTCACCACTAACTCTAGTAACTCTAGGACTGATCCAAGCTTTCTGCCACACTCCATGCTCAATACCACCAACAGATGTAAAGTCGATTAAATCATAGACTCCAGCAACACTTGGATCTGTAGGACTAACATGCTCCAATACTGTTAATTGCCGCGGGAATCTTCCAGCACTGGCTGCAACCGTATTGCACTTACCTGAAAACTTAATTGTACCCACTCGCAAATCGTGAGGCATTTCTTCCACTCTGAAATATTTAAGGTACACTATCTCGGCTTCGGCAGTTGGCGCCGTGCAGGACATGTGATGCTCAATCCTAATGTCTACGCAATACGGCCGACAGGTGTCTGAATCTGTAGAAGTCCAGTTTGCAGCAATACCTGTTTGTGTCAGGGCTTCACGGATGGAGGGAGCAACACCCGTCCCCAAAAGGTATTCCCACAGGGCATCGAAAGACACTTCCATTGGCTGCTGATCGCCAAGTTTTACATCGTATAGCAGGCCCTTATTCTTTGTATACTTAATCTCCCGCTTTTCAGAATAGATTAAGTTACCTTCTCCGATAACTACCTCAAGAGAATGCCCGGCACCGTCTAGGATAGTGATTATACTGTCTTTGATGTCGATCATCATGATGAAGCCTCTACAGTTGGAACGTTAACTCCAGTAGCGTGTTTGACCAGCAGAAGAAACGAATTGTTTGTTTCAGCTTCAACAAGCTTGTCGATATCGTAAATCTTAGTGCCGATTAGAAGATGGTCTTCTTCATTCAGCGTAGGGACATCAACCTTATCAAGAATCACGATGCGGCTATCCACCACGCGTGGATTAGCGAAAGAGAACTGGCCGCCTGAAATGGCCGCAGCATAACGACGCAGACTGGTAACTGAACCAACGATTGCTCGGCGTACCTCAATACGCGTTGTAGTTGATTCTTGCAATCCACTCTCAACATTAACGACGCCTTTGGTATACTGGAGAATAGAAATAGCCATACCAAAGTCGCGCTTTAGTCGGTAAGTAATCTTCGCTATTTCTTTTAGTGCGTTCATTCTATTGATTATTCTAGGAGCAGCCCACCACCCCGGAGGGTGGTGGGCCTCCGTTAGTTGTTAGCCGAGGACGGGGATCGCCAGGTTGCTGTCGAGCACCGCAACGCCCAACAGATTGTCAACCGTCACGCGATGACCCTGCGCCTTACCATCGTAGGTAATCACAACACGGACGGCCATGTTGTTGTACACTGCGACGTAGGAACGAGCGCCCGTGCCCTCGATCGGCGTGGCCAGAGGCCGCGACACCAGAGCAAGCGCATTCCGGTGGAACAGCATGTTGTACTGACCCGCCGGGCCAAGGCCCATCAGGTCGTTGTTCGCGATAGCCGCCGACAGCGGACGATCCAGCAAGGTGGCCGTCGTGGTCGGAGTACCAATCGCAGCGTACCGAGCCGCAGTGCCCGACGTACCGAAGGACACCAACTGACCCCGCTTAGGAGCCACGGTGAACACATCGTGAGCAACTTCCTTCGCATAGCCAGCGGCATAACCCGTCGGCGACGAACCCTGATCGACTTGACCGGGCACATACGAAGTAATCACCGCATCATTCAGGACCGCATTGCGGAGGCCCGGAGTGATCGTGAGCAGCGTAGGCGTGGCGTTGTTGACCGCGGTGACAAACTGCGGAGTCATATCACCAGCAATCGTAATCCAGCTACCGGCCACGCACTCGCTAGCACCGAATCCATCGCAAGCGATGGACGTAGAGCCGGCAGCGTAACCAGCAGACAGATTAACCAAGCCCGTAGCGAACACCGTGCTGCCAGCAGCAACCGACGCCGTGTTCTGCGCCATCAGGAGATTAATCCCATAACGCTGACCAAGGATCGCCTGCTTGACAGCCGCGCCGTTATCGCCAACGATATTGGCCGCGGTGAGGTCGCTGACTTCGAGGACATCACCCTCAGACGCGCTGGACAGGACCAGCATGCGGCCAGTCATAGGCATCTTGAGGTCGTTCGCCTTTTCACGAGCGGAAATCATCGTGGACTTCCCAATGCCCGTGCCAAGCTTACCAACCGTGTTGCCCAAGAACTGATACACCTGGCCCGACAGAATCTGATCCACGCCTTCGGCGTGCGCG